ACAAAGCACTATCGATGCTGGAGCTGATATTTGGTATGTGCCATTTGAAACTAATGATGACACTTGGAATGTTTCAACTGATATTAAAAAAATAGAAAGAGTTACTAAAGTTAAGGAGGCTGCGTAATGAAAAAGTATGTAGGCTACACTAGAGTTAGTACAGATAAGCAAGGCAAGGAAGGTTATGGAGCTAGTGATCAATTACAAACTATTAATGAGTTTGTTAAGAATGATGAGCTGCTGCAAGTATTCCAGGAAGAAGAAAGTGGATCTAAAAATGATAGACCACAATTAACACAGGCCCTGGAGTTATGTAAAAAAGAAAAAGCAACTTTAGTTATTGCTAGACTTGATAGACTATCTCGTAACCTGGCATTCACAGCATCACTTATGGAAAGTAAGATTGAGTTTGTTTGTTGTGATATGCCATCAGTAAATAAATTTACGATACAAGTTTTGGCTGCTGTAGCTGAACAGTATTTAGATACTTTAAGAAAGAATACTAAATCTGCTTTGGCCCAGGCAAAAAAAAGAGGAGTTGTTTTAGGTAATACTAAAAACTTAAAACAAGCTGCACAAAAGGGTAATGCTAAAAAGAAATTGTTAGCAGATCAGAAAGCACAATCAGTTGCTAACATTATTTCAGAGCTTAAAAAGTATGGAGTAAGTACATTGTCTGAAATAGCTAAAGCTCTTAATGCAAGAGGAATTCCTACAGTTAGAAATGGTGAGTGGTATCCATCTACTGTAAAGAATTACATGGATAGATGTTCTGTTAATGTTCGTCTTTAATATAAACAAATTGTGTCTAAAAGATAAACTATATGAGATCATTTAGACACCTTAACAAAGGAGTAATGATGATTAACTTTTTTAGAAAGTTTAAAGAGCAAATTGTATTTGCCATTGAATGCATAACATTCTTGATGATGTTAGCTGCAATGTATTTTTTAACAATAGTATTATGTGCGTTGTCAGATAAGTGTGCTGCGTACTATGGAATGATGGGAGGTCTGTAATGAAACTTACTGATTATGCCAGAAGGGAAATAGGATCTAGCTCTATTCCAAGTTTAGTTTTAACCGATGAAGGTTACATAGGTTTCAATTCACCGAATGATGAATTGGAAAAGGCAATCAATGCCTTACAAGGAAAGGAAGTTATAAATGACATAGCTAACAATCCTAAAGTTAAAGCTGGTACTGTATTGGAACCAGCAATACTCAAACTATTTCACAATGAGATATTAAAGATAGGTGCTGAACAGAAAGCTCCCTCTATAAAGGTTGATGTTCCAGATAAAGCATTCTTCTTTGATGTTGATGGTGGAAAAATTGGTAGCTCCCTTGATGCTCGTATGGAGCTGGAAAGTAAATTAACCTTAATCGATCATTCTAATTCCTCCCACGAATTAAATGGTATGGGTGTGATTGAGATTAAAAACTATTCCGGAGCTGCCATTGATCCTGTATCAGAGATCTATAAACTCCAGGTACAGGCCCAGCTCTTAACTACCGGTTATAACTATGCCATCTTGGTTAGGCTAGTTAAGGGTTGGGAGTTACAATGGTTTGTTTATAAACCTAATAAAGAAATCCAGGCAAAGTTAATTGATGCTGCTGTAGAATTTTGGCATAGAGTTGATGGTGTACTTGAAGGTGATAAGTTACATTATGCTGCTGCTAATTCTAAAGAGGCATCAAGGATCTACAAAGGTAATAGATCTAAAGATATTGTTGATCTCAATACCAACAATGAAATGCCACAGCTTATTGATGATTATATGGCTGCCGGTAAAGCAATCAAAGCATCAAAAGAAATCCAGGACAAGGTATCAACTAGATTAAAAGAAATACTAGGTGAGAATGAGAAGGCCGAGTGTCATGGGTTTGTAATCAATCATACAACATATGAGAAAGCGAAAACCAAAATGGTTAAGGTAGAAGGTGCAGCTCCTACAGTAACTCGTAGGTTTTCAATTAAGGAAATTAATGGATGATGATCCAAAAAAATACTATCAAATCAATAGTTATTTATTGGCTAGAAAAGAAAGTGCCAGGCTTGTTAGAAATAAAATTTATGAAAAGACAGGCTTGGAGCTTGAGGTTCCATTCATTGAAGAGCTTATCGAGTATGTTGCAATGGCAGCTATCGAGGGCCTTAAAATACAAAACCAAATATTTACAATTCATATAGATAAAGGAGTACCAAATGAACCAGAAGGAAACGATGACGATGACGAAACACAACACTAAAAATATAGTTGAGGCTTTAAGTAAGTTTCAAGAAGAGGCTAATGTAGCAAAGAAGGAAAGTAAAAATCCTTTCTTTAAATCTACTTATGCTGCATTAGAAGATGTAATAGCAGCAGCTAATCAAGGGGCCAAGTATGGATTAGCATTCACACAAACTATTGATTACGATAAAAAGATAATCGATGGAGTAGTTGATACCACAATGTATGTAACTACAATCTTAATGCATAAGGATAGTGATACAGAAATTACATCCAGGTATTTAATTGTACCAAAAAATAATAAGTATGATGACAGCCAGGCCCTGGGATCTGCAATTACTTATGCTAAAAGATATTCTTTACAGGCTATCTATGGATTACCTAGTGAGGATGATGATGCTAACTCTTCAACACACAATCCAAAAGTAACTAAACCATCCGAAGAAGATATGAGATGGATTACTTTTTCTGAAGAGCAAAGAGCAGAGATGTTAGGCATAGTACAGAATGCAGCAGAAGATATGGAAAAGAGATTAGATCTTTTAGAGCAATTTGAAAATGATAACAAAGTTAAATGGGATCTATGTAAGAAAGCTCACCCAACAGCTGGTGATCAGATTACAGTTAAGTGTTCTTATTTAAAATCACAATTAAAAAAACAAATTAAAAAGAAAGATGAGGTAACCAATGCCAAACCTAATGATAACTAAAAAACAATTAAAGGTTTTTGATTTTATAAAGAACTACCAAACAAAAGAAAGAGTGCCTCCTACTGTGCGTGAGATTGCAAAGCATATGGGGTGTGTTCATTCTAATGTACATCGAATGCTGCGTTTACTTGAGAGAGATAATCTTATTAAGGTACATCCAGCTAAACCAAGAGGCATTGAATTGTTATGAAAATTTTTAAGAGTAGATTTAGTAAAGAATTTATTAAAGGTTTAATAGAGGCATTTGATGGTACTGATGATGTGGTAGTAATCACAATACCTGGATCTTCTGAACCTTACATAGATCCTTATCAAAAATTTTACTCTGCGAATAGTCCAGAGCTTTCAAAGCTAGAACATAATCCAATGTTTCCATCTAATGTTGAGATCAAACCTTATGAAGAATTTTGGTTTGAAAAAAATAGAGATCGTATTGAGCATATGTTTCTGAAAAATCCAAAGGAGGATCCAAGTGGTAATTGATCAGACAAAAGAAATAGATAGATTAACAGAAGAAAATAATAATTTAAAAACAATAAACGAAGGCCACAAAGATTTGAATGGTGAGCTGCAAATTAAACTATCTAAAAAAGAACAAGAGGTCGTAGCCTTGTATGAAAATGTAAAATTAAAGGACAAGACTATATCAAGATTGAAGGATAGAATTCAAGAGATAATTAAGCAGCTAGTATTACTCTGTAAATCGTGAAACTATTTGTTTTGATTTTATACCTGGGTGTAGGATCTGAATTGTACATGATGCATCCTGTCCAGGTTACAGAGGAGCAATGCCAGGATCCCCATGAGCATAATTTATTTGAGCATCGTATCATTAAAGATGGTGATGCAAAGCTAGATAGATTTTTTTATTATGATTATGTAGTCTTTGGTACTTATTGTGCTGGTTTATTAGGTGCAGTAGAGAACATACCAAACACTTTACCTTTAAAATGATTTTAAGAGCTTTACAGAGGGTTGTTTATTTGGACACCCAATCATACCAGCTACCCTCTTAATGTTAATCTATGGGCCTCTCTGATAGCCTTTTGGCTGCGTTTATCGAACACTTCTATAGGATAACAGTTTCTATCCCCAAATCCAAACTCATTGTTTTTTGTTTGGTAAGATGCAAAGGTTCTTACAAACTCCCTACCATCCTCCTCAAAGATGTCATAGATATATGCCTCTGTAATTATCTCTGCACATTTCATATTATGGTAATCGTTCTCACCAGCAATCGTGCTATCACCAACAATATCTAACCAGGTTAATTTCTTAAAAAAATATTTTGTATTATTTATGGTAACTGATTTCATTACCGGCCCTGGCCCTTGTACTTTTTGAAACTTCTTCTTTTAGATTTATTCATTTTTGCTTTGCTTGGGTTCCTACCTATATTTGTTTTATGAAAGATAGGTTCATGAGGTATGAATGTTGTAAACTTTTGTTTAGACAATCGTACCATCCCATCTATTATTTTTATCTAATCTCATAATGTAAAGTTTAGGTTGTCCATCAATGACAGCTCCTGTTCCAATAATAAATCTCATTTTAAAATTACGAGCATACTCAAAAGCTAGTGAAGATTGTTTTGTTAAGCAGCCACATTGCATTGACCATATTAATGAAGAAGGATTTGAGAAGTATTGTATATTCATCTTCGAATGAAAATGGCCCTGGATTGTATGAAGTCCATATTGCATGGCCAATTTTAAACCATCAGCCGACATTCCATGCGTAGCAAATGCTTTAGATCCATCTGACAATGGTATTGTAATATCATCTACCCATTCCCATCCTGGGCCTACTTCTAAAAACTGATTATAATTTTTTAAGTAAGCTCTTGGCATTCCATGTTTCAATGCTCTTCTGTATATTAAAGATGAATGATTAGAATGTAGTAGTGTCATTTCTGGAAAAATTTTTTCTAATTTATGTAATCTTTTTTTAGCAGCTATCAGCTCATCACCGGCTGACATAAGATCCGGATCACTATCATGCATTGACAGGGCATGAGCATCGGCCTCATCACCCAGGTTGAGTACAAAGTCTGGCTTAATTTTTTTCTTTAATGCTTTTAAGAATGCGAATGCATCTGGATGTTCCCAGGGGCAATGAAGATCTGATATAGTAAGTACCCTTGAATAGCCTTTAGCCGATGAACTCATCTCGATACCATTCCTTTACATTAAAGCCTGGACAATGTGGTTTCTTTGGTTCCACATCTGAATGTCCAATGACTTCGATTTCTGGGTGCATATCTTTGATTGTTTGTATTACATTATGAAGTGTGTACATCTGATCTTCTGTAAAGTTATCGCCTCTTCCCACCAAGCACACACCTATACTTTTACTATTAACTGCAAGAGCATGACTACCCTGTAGCCTTTGATCTCGGCCAGGTTCCAACTGCCCAGATCTTTTTACTATCCAATGATAACCCACATCATCCCAGCCTCTTTCGTCTACATGCCACCTTCTAATATCAGCAGCTCCCACATCCATATCAGCTGGAGTATCAGCACAATGTACTACTACATATTTAGTTTCTTTTCTTTCTATCATTGCCATTATTCTAATATAAGTTTTTTAATTGATTTACTACCATCAATGTTATCTTCTAATTCTGCCATAGATTTAATACATTGATATTGAATATTATTATTTTTATTACTACGCATAGCAATTCTTTTACCTTTTAAACATTCTGACATACTTTCTTGAATACGATGTTCTTTAATTTCTCCATTAACAATCATAAGTAAAGCTATAATTAACTCTGGCATTAGTGTGTTCCATTTCCATTTGCTCTTACCTTGTCTTTTAATTCTTCAATATCAGCTAATGCTTTGTCTAGCTGTTCTCTTAAAAATTCTATGTTAACTTTGTTAGTCATATTCATCTCTTGAGTTTCTTCCATTTTCTCTACAGATTTATAAAGATCCTCAATTAAAAAATGTTGCTCTTGGTCAGTAGGTACTTGTTCAGATTTTTTAAGTAAATCATTTTCAAATAATTCTCTTGAGGTTTCTAATGATGTTAGTCTTGCTGTAACTTCTGTGTATGCAAATACACCCATAGCTACTGCCACAACAATACCAATCATATTTTTAATTGGCATATCAACAGATGTTTTATCAGAGATCTTCATTAGTAGTTAGGTGGCCCTCCACATAAGGCTAACAATACCATTGCTATAATTAAGCAGCCTGTAAAATAATAATTCATAGCACCTCATAAAATATTTGTTGTAGCTCCTAACATAAACATCCAATACACAGCTAAAAACATATAAACTCTTAACCTCATTGCTTGTTATTAATTTTTTTTAACTTATCAAAACTTCTAGCTCCTGTCATACCAAGTAAAGCAAACAGAACTGTCATAAGGGTAGAACTGTCCAGGGTAGGAAGATCTATTGTTGTACCTTTTAATGCACAGATCCAATTAGTAATTGGTATAACTAAAAATTGAAACATAAAAGCAAACACACATACCCAGGCTAGACAGGGCCTCCATAATCTTTGGATCCAGGATAAAGCTCCTGTAGCTTTTGCATCTTCTCTATTTATTTTTGCTTGTTCTTTATCTACATCAACAAGAGCTTTCATTAATTCTTTTTCTATGTCAGCTTTTTGTTTTGCAATTTTATTTTTATCAGGCACTAGATCTACAGCTTTGTTTATTATTGGTAGTAGAGCAGTTAATCCTTGTATCATGTTAATATTCCTTTCCTAATTTCTTGAGGGTTACATCCAAACTTTATGTACATACCAGCAGAGTTAACATCCTCTGGGCCTATGTCTATAATTTTGTCTAATGAGTTTTGATAACCTTGCACCATGCAGCTGTAGGCATCTGGAAATGTATTAGGATATATGTGTGGAGGCAAACAAGAGTTTGCAATAGATGAGCATAGTATCATTACAAGTACATATTCCATTAAATAAATTTTCCAATTTTTAAACCTCCTAATATTATAGAAATTATAGCTCCAATATAGAAGATCACTTTAAGACCACCTCGGCCCATTGCGACTTCTTGTTTTAATTGGACAATATCTTTTGTATTTTGATCTAGATCTTTATGGATGTGATCTAGTTTTTCGTTGATATGTTTTAGAGTTACACTTTGTACTGTTGCTTTTTTAGTAACTCTTCCCATGGCATTACTACAATACTATTGTATCTACCTCTTCTTCTGTAAGAGGTTCTCCAGCTATAAGTTTTGCTTTAGCACTTGCTTTTAAATCTACTTTATTTTCTTCAGCAGTTTTGTATTCAGCTTTCCAAGTATCGTAGTTAGTTTCTATATCTGATTGTGTTTCGTCTGTGTATATTCTTAAAATTTCACAAACACCATCTGCGATAGCATATGTACAATCAACTCTAACTCCTTTAAAAGATAAAACCGAAACCGGATTAATTTCTGTATCTGTAATAGTAAACATTATTCAACCTCCAAAATTTGCATATTTCCATATTGACCATCATAAGAAGTTGCTCTAGAACCACCAGCTGCTCTCCTTGTACCTAAAGTATTTTGATGACCACCCCAACTTCCACATGTTCTAAATTGTATTGTTTTAGCATTAGTATTTGTGTTGTTGTAATAAGCATTAAGACTTATACCACTTGCATCATTAGCATAACCATTTGCACTAACAATACCTCTACAAACATTATCTACAAATATTCCAGCATAACCTTGACCATTTCCTCCTGTTCCTTGTAGAGCAGAGGCAGATATAATTAATTTTGATGATGAACTTAAAGGTGTAAAACTAACTGATATATGTGCTGCACCAATATTTCCTACTGCGTATGTTCCACTACCTTGTGTCATGTCATGTGATGAAGAAGTCACACCACTTGTGTTAGATGCAACAACGACTTGTTTAACTTTTCCACCTTCGTCTGCACCCCACTCTGGAGCAGTTGCACCAGAATTAATTTTAAGAACTTCACCGGCTGCACCTTTTGGAAGTCTTTGTAAACCAGAACCATCACGATATAAAATATCTCCTTGTGTTGTTAAAGTTGTTCCGACATCAGTACCAGCAGCTCCACCTTTAGCAAAGTAAACCCATCTTGATCCAGCAGTACCAGATGATGATGGGGCCTGGCCAGATTGAGCTGTGCTATCTATGTATAAGTAAGTAGATAATAAACCTCCATCAGTAAACTGAACCAAATCATTTTTTTCGTAAGTTGTACTATTGTTATAAGTACCTTTGTTTACAAATGCTATTTTTCCTAAATCTATCGTAGCCATAATATTACAACACTATTGTGTCTGCCTCCTCTTCGGTTAATGGTTCTCCAGCAATTAACTTTGCTTTAGCACTTGCTTTTAAATCTGCTTTAGTATCAACATTTTCTAATTCAGTAGCTTTTGCATTTACTGCTGACATATCAATAGAAACTTCATTTCCATCTGTATCAAAAGCTGTAAATACATCAGTTACTTTATTATGTTCTATTCTTACAACATCAGAATACAATTCTGTAATTGCGTCTTGTCTATAAAATTTAGCCATTATAATACTCCACTATCTAATTCAATCGCATACATAATTGGAACAGAACTTGCTACACCAAAATGTGTACTGCTCCCACTACTATCTCTAAATCTTAATTTATATGTTAATGCGTTTGTGCTGTTAATATTATCATCAAGAAAAAACATACTTATAAAATCATTTCCATCTGGAGAGTTACTTTCTATGTTTGCAACACTATCTGCACTACCATTTAATTGAGTATGCAAATCTCCATTACCAGAACTATCTCCAGCTTTATTAATAGTAAAATATGTTCTTCCACTAGATGCTTGTGTAGCACCTTGAGCAAATATTAATATTTTATTACTTGTGCTTGTAGGTGTAATTGTAATTGACATTCCAAGTCCTACATCTTGAAAAGATGTACTTGATGTAGTAGCTTGTGATACACTTGATGATGCATGATTTGTTTTAAATTGTACTATTCCACTTGTAACAGCACCAAACTCATATCCTGTTGCACCACTATTTACTTTTAAGAATTGACCAGCAGTACCGATTGGAATACCATCTAATGCACCAGCATTTGTTTTAAATGAAATTTCTTTGTTTGCTAATGTTGCTGCAACATCTGTACCATCAGAACCTTTGGCTGCAAGTTTTGTCCACTTACTTGCATCAGTAGTTGCGTTACCTTGAGTAGCTGCGATAGCTATAAATGTTTCGTTACCAGATGTAACAATGTCGTCAATCACATAAGCAGTTGAGTTATCATATGCTCCTCTGAATACCGGTTTGATACGACCTAGGTTTACTGTTGCCACTAGCTACCTCCTTTTGGATTATCAGATTTAACTTTTGCAATAGCATCTTCCCATGTTGTAGTATCGTTTTGTTTATCATGCCACATCATATCTAATTGTTCTTGGATACTAGGGTAACTCATTTCTCTTGGTACAATGTGTGCATCCCTTATTTTAATTTCTTCTATTTTAGTTTCAATATCTTCTTTAGATATAGGTGTTGTATTATCTGCCCAAGTAATTTTATTTATATCTGCATCAAGCACAGAAACTTTTGCATTAGGATTTATTTCTTGTATTGCTTTAATTATTATTGACACACTATGCTCCTATTTCCATTGCTACTATTGTTGCTATTGTTCTTGGTCTATCTACATTATTAGCATCATCTTGACTTTCATTTACTTTGTATTGAGTATTTGAACGAGCTTGTGCTACTATTTTATATGTAGTTGCACTTGTAGTTGATGGTTCGTCTAATATTGAAATAGAGTATTGTTGCACAGTATAATTTTGACCAATATAACCACCTGTATGAACTAAATTTCTTGATCCAGCTGTTGTTGGTTGAGAAATCCATGTACTTCCTCTAAACAATTTAAAACCACCACCATAATCCCCTAGTGAACCACAAAAATGTGCTTGAACTAAAATTTTACTTGAAGTTGCTGAAGGTGTTATTGTAACATTATATCCTGTTACATCTTGGTCGCCTGTTCCACCAGCTGCCCACCCACCTAATAAAGCACCATATTGGGCTTGTAAAACTTTACCACCTCCAGAAACAGATCCAAATTCTAAAGCATTACCAGCACTATTAACTTTAACAGCTTGACCAGCACTTCCCAAAGAAGTTAATCCTGTACCACCTTTTGCAACAGGAACAGTTGGCAATCTTGCATCAGCAATCGTACCAGATAAATTAGTAGCTGCGATACCATCAGTAACCACCAGGCCTGTGCCTGTAGGTATAGTTATATTTGATCCAGAACTTTCTAGTTGATCTACAATTATTTTAGATGCCATAATTAAAATATCCTTTTTGTTATAATAAAGTTATTTTCTATATTTTTATTCATAAACATTTAGAGTACATCAAATTGTTGCAATCAGATGACCATCACTATTTAAACTAAAAGTAAATCCAGATGCTGCAAACATCTTGTCATCAAAGGCAGCATAGACAGCAGCTGTAATATTGTCTTGTCCACCATTAGTTGTTGTTACTTGTAAGCTGTCCAGGATGTTGTCAGAGTTTGTATCTATCATAGTAAATCCATAGATCTCTGCACTAGATGCATTGCCCAACTCCCAGGCATTACCAGCATCATTAACTTTAAATACTTTACCAGCTGCAATACCGGATGTAGATAGTTGAGCAGTACCTAC